GACACTCGTGGCTTGGGCGGGTTTTCCTCTGGAAGACCTTCCTCAAGGGCCTCGGGTAAGTGTAAACTTCTCGACCCAAAGCCATGGTCTGACCATGTTTATGGCAAGACTAAAGCGCCCTTATCGGACGGAACCACGGTTTCTGAAGATCAGGCAGATGTTTGGCTTCCGGACAACGGTTTAGTCCTGGGTAGCTTAGGCCTTAGGCTTAAGCAATACAGGTCTACTCTGGTGTCTGCGAAAGTTGCTAGTTTCGTTCGCGAAACTTTCAACACGTACCCGTCAACAGGTGGAAAGGTTGCATACCTCCAAGAGCCTGGCTATAAGCTTCGTGCCATAGCCAATCCTTACAGACTTTGGCAAGTTCTGTTGGACCCTCTGAAACAAGACTTGTTTCGGAGATTGGGCTCTATTGATGAGGATTGCACCTTTGACCAGCATAAGGGGATCAGGAAAGTTCAATCATGGCTTCAAGAGGGCAAGACCGTTCACTCGGTCGATCTCTCTGATGCCACGAACCTGTTCCCTTTGTCTTTCCAGTTGAGGATGCTTAACTCCATTTACGACACGGAGGATCAAGCAGTCCGCAACCAGTTAGACTTCTTCGTGCGCGCTTCGCGTGCCCGTTGGGTTTTACCTAACGGTGAAGATATGCGTTGGACCCGTGGTCAGCCACTTGGTCTTGGTCCCTCTTTCGGTTCGTTCGCGCTTAGCCACCATGTGGTTATGCGCAACTTACTGAAACACCATAAGGGTGACTATGTCATCCTAGGTGACGATATCGCTATCGTGGGAGACCAACTAGCGTCTGCGTATAAGACAATGATGACGGGCCCCCTAGGGTGCTCGATATCTGAGTCTAAAACGCTGACCAGCAGCAAAGCTGCTGAGTTCGCAGGAAGGTTGATCCTTCCGGATGGCGACATCCCGGCGTTCAAATGGAGGGCGGTCTCTGACCGTTCCTTCATTGACGTCGTGCGATCGCTAGGTCCTACTTCCAAGGGCCTGCTGAAAAGCAGGCAACGTCGTGTAATCAACGTACTAGCCGAAGTCCCCGAGTTTTTTGGGGGATTAGGCTGGAATCCTAACGGAAGACCTCTCGAGGAGAGGATCCGTTTGGCCGTTGACCTTGGATTGCTGGACAACCAGACAGAAGAATTGATCGCAAGATCTTCTTCGTCCACCCATGTGCAAACTCTTAATAAGATTTTGTACACACGGGAGGAGGCTATGCCTATCATGGCTAATGAGAGGCACGCCACACAGAGACCGGCCAGGTCTCTGGTTGAAAACCTGGGAACCCTCCTCGGTATCAATGAGATGATTGTTGATCCCGAATTGGTTGGAGGTAATTTCCAGGTTTCCTCTCCTTCTGGCGACCCCAGAGGCCCCACCACCCTTGAGGTGATGGAAGCCAAGGTCAGGAAGTGGAGCATGTCATCATATCCATATGGTGAGTATGTGACAATTCCTACATCCGCTGAGCTAAACGAAAGGATAGCCAACGGTTGGGTGCCAGAGGAGAGGGCTCGATCCCGCAAGCAAGTGGTCAGGCCTG